ATCAACTTCATTAACTTTTGTAGTAGAAGCAGTCTTTAAGAGCTTAGAGCTAAAAGTACTAACTCCTGCCCTAGCTTCTTGGACTGCCACCGTTCCTACAGCCAAAGAGGGTCAATCCTTTTTAGCTAAAGCTGGAACGCGTTTAATAGATAGCACTTTTGGAATTACTAAGAATTTAGTTTCTGATGGCCTTGATTCACTAAGAGGCGTCGTAAGGCGATACACAGGATTACATAATCCTAATGTAGCGTCATTAGACACTCGTATGATCATGACCAATAGAAACTATTTAAACAACGTCGATTCAGCTACTTGTATTGAAAAACTGGACCCCTATTCTTGTGTAGATAGAATAGTTCAGGAACCGGCTTTTCAAACAAATGTAGATGAAATGGCGATGTCTCATATAATTTCAAAACCCCAATATATAGGCACTTTTACAGTTAATACAACACAGAATTCAGGTGCTCTACTTTTTTCTGGACCTATTTGTCCATATCAAGGTGGTAGTACTAAATCATTAGTAATAGCAAATAATATTGAACTCATGTATCATTTAACTAGAGCCTGGAGAGGTGATCTAAATATCCATATCCAATCATCAATGAACAATAAACAAAATGTGAAACTCAAAGTAATAAAGCTCTACGCACCGCCCTATGACTGTGTTACAAAATATCCAGTTTTTAGCGGTGTGGTTGGAGCCCCATCTGATTTAATAGAGTTTTCGCAAGGAAACCAAGTTGTAGACATTAGTTTACCTTTTAATTCGCGTAATTCGTTAGTTTATAATACCCGAGATTATCAAGTAGCAACGCCATTTGGAGTTGGCATGTATTATATTTATTTAGCTCAACCTATGGTAGTGGGTGATTCAACGCCTCTATCATGTGAGTTTAATATTTATATTTCGTGTTCTTCAAATTTCACCTTTTATGGTTATTCAACAGAGTTAGGAAATCCAAGAAGAATTTATACTCCTCCCGCCGAAGTTCTTAAAAAGGGACAGTCGGCTGAAGTAATGAATAAACCTTCTTCCCCATCATCTCTTTTAAAACATGATGGTATCCAAACCGAGTTGGATGATTCTAGATTAGTACCTTTAGTAGATATACGACCACTTATTCGCCGATTCCAATTTAATTCTTCTGGATCAGTGAGTATAGATCCTATTACGCGTAATAAAAATATAACAATACCTTTAGCTAGTTTCATTGCAGAAACTATAGACGACATATTTAAATCTTCAGTAGGCATTCTACCCCATCTTTTTTATGGTAAACAGTGTGGTCTTAAATTCAAATTAGTAGTATCAGGTAGTTCATATGTCAATGTTAGTTTTGTTCCTCCTAATATAACCTCATCATCAGTTTCAAATCGCTTCACCGCCGCCAGTGTTGTTCCAAC